TTCCCCTACTTCCGGCTCTGGCTCACTCTGCGCTTGCTCAACAACCGGCTCCGCTTCTACGGCCTCAGTTGGTGCATCGGCAGCTAATCCAAGCTTTTGGGCATGAAACTCAGCTAAATTTTCACTCGTTACTACGTTTGACGCTTCTCTTACATCTGACATGAGTTTCCTCAAGAATTTACCCAGTTTGCCTAACTGGTAAGGTTTTGCTAATACTAACTTGGCTTAATCTATTGTGCAAGCGGGTTTTGCCCCTGATCTATGTCTGAAGCAGCTTGCATAGCGAACTGCGCTTGCTCCGCATTCCTACGGTCAATTTCCATGTTCAAGCGGTTTGTGTCCATGTGATGCAATAGCATTTGAACAATCGCTTCAATTTCAACCTTGTTCTGGCTAGTAATGGCTCTAGTATTTTGGTCATTGACCTTAACTTCAGCCATTGTTTCTGTATTGTGCGCTTTGCTGGTCTGGCGCATAAGTTCACGCTTGGTTTCTGCGTCCTGCTTGACCTGCTCAACGTCTGAACGATACTTCATAGCCATTTGCATGGCTTGCATTTCCTGCTGCATTTGTTGCACTTGCTGCTGTGCTTGCTGCATAGCCATTTGAATCTGCGGCGGTACGTCCGACTTGTCATCAATCTGCGCAAGCGGGTTAGTAGCCGCTAAACGGTCAGCAATAATGTCTGCGTTCGGGAAGTCCATATTCCTAAACAGCAGATCGCCGGCAACCTGACGCAATTCAGGGCTGCTTTCAAACAACGGCATCATCATGCCAACGGCTTCCTGACGCTTACTGTTGTAGCCAGGCCCTGTTTCCATCACAACGTCGTATTCGCCGACAGTTACGTCATTCATTACCCGACCAACAGCGTCGCGCTGGTTAATCGTCAGCAATTCTGGTTTGCCATCGTCGCCAATAATGCGCATGACGCGCTCTGTGTCGTAAATCTTCGGTATCAAATCAAGGCAAATCTTGCCCACATGACCGATTGATCGGGTCAGGTTGTCGTAATAGTCGAAGTTTGTCAGATCAACCTGTTGCTGTTGACCGTTCAAAGCCTTGCCGCTGATATTGCCTTGGCCTAGCTGATTTGGGTCAAATATGCCCATAACAGCCTGTAAATCGTCATTCACCGACTGCGCAGCGGTAATCACTCCCGCTGGTGGTGGTTCAGGCTGCAAACGCTGCGGTGCTGGTGCTGGTCTGCCTTCAATATCCGTTTGCTTATAGCGCAGGTAAGGCGTTGACTTAATGTTAGCCATTGCCCAATCGGACTCATGGCCTTCGTCTTGCCCTTCAGCCATAATCCACTTAGCTTTTGGTGCAAGTGCAATGCTCTCAGTCAGGCTTGTCTGCCAAAAGTTGTACATGCGTTGCGGGTCTTTGCCGAAGCGAACCATGCCAAACTTTTTGCGCTTGTCACCAGTTACGGTCACGCGACCATAAACAGGGACTAACGGAATATATTTTCCAGGCCAATCACGTTCTTCGATAACCTGATAAGCGGTCAGCTTTACCCACTTGATAACCTTGCGGAAGCTGTCGCGGCGGCTAATAACTGTGATGCCCTGCGCTGCCATATCTTCCTTGGAAGGCAAATCTTCCTCGAAAGCGTGTTGACCATTGGAAAGCAGGTATAGCTTAGATTTCTTGCGCCATGTGTAGAAGTATTCAGCAATACGAATATCTTCCTTACTAATCCATTCGTTCTGTGCATCGCCTGTGCCACGCTGTGTAAAGCTTGCCCCATCGTCATAGCCAGGGTAAAGCTTGCGGAACGTAGTCTTAGGCATCATGGTTGTGATTAGACAACGGTCAGCGTCGGAACCATCGGGCGCAGTTGAATTAGGGTCAAAATAGACAGTAAATGGGTTATCTACTGGCTCGATTGTTACTTTCTGGTCAAAACTATCTTCAGAAACGTAATCGCAATTAACGCGAATGAAGCCCCAACCCATGCGCACAGCGTAATCAAAAGCTGTGTCATAAGCGTGATCTGCGTTGGAATCTACTTCAATGTGACGAATAACGCCTTGCACGACTTCTGCGTCGGCTGAATCTTGAACTGTGTTTGTAGCGTGAACTTTGATTCTTGGCCGCTGCTGACGCTGTTGGTTAGCAACCTGCCGGCAGTAGGTATCAAGCTTGTTAATAGTCAGGATTGGGCGTGATTCTAAGTTGCGGCTGTTTTGCAACTCTACAGGCCATTGGTCGCCGCCCACAAACTTCAAATCTTCAAGGGCTTCTTGCCGGTTCATTGTGTCGGCATCATTGGCAAACTTGAGGAACTCGATTGCCTCAGTAATGATCGGGTCGCCTACGCCTTTTTGATTATCTGCCATTTATGCCATCCAATGCTGTGGCGCAGCTTGCATCTGTCTGCGTTGGCTGCGCCTTGGTTCACTTACCATCATTGCAACGTATTTGAAGGCATCGGCTCCATGTGAATAGTGGTCATGTAGCGGCGTTCTGCCGAATTGCTTGGTATCTGGGTCAACTTCGTATCGATAATGCCGCAGACATTGTAATCCATCGGCTGTATTTTCACGATCGAAATAACATTTTGGGAAGATTGTACGCGCAGCATTAATACTGTCAACAGTTGGCACACGATCTAAAACTCTAGTTTTATACCCTGCGTTCCTAACGATTTCTTCTATGGTCATGCCAGCCGCTGCAAGCGTCTTGGCTTTGGCATCGTGCGGTAGCCAGATTGTGTCGTACACATAGCCAAACGTCTGCAATGTGGCTAAGTAGTGGGTCATGGTCTTTTGCGTGTCTTGCAAAAATCTTATCAATCTTATTTCCATGCCGATATATTGCACAAACCAAATTGCAGTATGGTCTGCCCACCCAAGATCGAATACAGCGTGAACTGGTTTGGTTGGGTCATACGGAACTTTGGTAATCCTGCCATCAAACTCTGCTTGCTGCATTTGTTCGGCGAAGATTGCACCGTCAACCGTAACCCTACATAAGCCTTCCCAAACATTATTGTAGGCTTGTAAATCTCTAACTTTTAGCTGATCTTTTTCTTCGCGCAGGGTCTTTGGAAACCAAGGGTTATCCGACCAGTTGATCTTTTGAACAATGGCGTTGTCGGGCGCATGAACTACGAACCGCTGGAAAGTTTCGTCTGTTTCCAACTCAGGATTAAACGTGACCCAAATTTCGCTGTTTTCTTTACGGATGGTAGGAATAAGCGTATTCCAACTTGATCGGCTGACGGTCTGTGCTTCCTCTACCCAGCAAATATCTACGCCTTCATAAGACTTTACGTTAGCAACATTGTTCTTAAGGCCAACGAAATTGAACTCTGAACCGTTCTTGCCCCTAATGGTTGCTTGAGTTACGTCATAAAAGGTTTCAAGCCCTAGTGCCAGTATTTGATCGCACAGCAGCTTATGAACTGAGTCTTTTAGGGAAGTTTGGAATTCACGCGCACACAGTATGCGCAGCGGGTCTTTAGCGGCAAGGATTAGTAAGGCTCTGGCTACGCCCCAAGACTTAGCACCGCCACGACCGCCAAATAAAACCTTGTACCTAGACTTTTCAAACAGTACCGACAGTTTCTCTGGAAATTCTGCCCTGCCTACTGCTTGCGCAACAACGTCAGTCATGCTGTGGCTTAATGAAAGTAACCTGAATGCCTTGCAGCAATGGTGCGCCTTCTGCGCCTGTTAGTTCTGTCTGTTGAACTGCTTTGCCATCAAGCCTGTCTAACAACTCTTTGACCGCCCAAGGCTCCATAGCTTCAGCGGCTGCAAATAAGCCTTCAGCCACTTGTCTCAGCTTGTCTGGTTGTTGAATAGCAATCTTACGCAGTTGGTCGTAAAACAGTTTGCCCTTAGCTGCATTAGTGTTGCCCAAAGGTGCACCGGCTGACATATTATTTTAATCCTTAACTATTTGGTTTTCTTAGGTTTCTCTGCTGCACGTTTGACAGCGTAACTTATGGCAACAGCTTGTTTGACTGGTTTACCTGCCTTGACTTCAGCTTTTATGTTTTCCTTAAAAGCTTTGTCAGATTTGCTATGTTTTATCGGCTTATATGCTCCAATAA